AGTTACGGAAATTGTGCTCGAACCTGTACCAGTGACGGTGGATTGAACGACAAAGTTGCGTAGCTTGTTGGTGCCGTAAGGCTGGCGGTTCTGTGGGTTAACAGCGAACACGTTTGCAATTTGAATCACATCACCCTGGTTCAATGTCAAACCAGCGCCGTGGGTCAAAGTGATTGTGGACGATGAGGCCCAGCCAGTTGCAATACCGATGCTTGTAGTGTTGGCAGTCAGAGTGCTGGCTGTCGTGGTCCATGCACCGAAACGCTGGGAAATCACGTTCTGGTCCATTTTCCAGTTCATGCCGCCCGAATCACGGCCCATCAAACCTTTTTGGTACTGGCTAGTGACTGCTGTCTGTGGATTAAACAAACCTTTCAGGCTGTCCACAATGGTGGCGCTGGTGAATGGTTCGATAATGCACGAACGGCGGCCGTCGCGTGGTGCGCCTTCGCTGTCCAAATAAGCCTGGGCGGTTAGGTATGTAATCAAACCGCTTGGGGGCGTTCCAGCTGAACCAACGATGTTGGCGGTGCTGTTTTTAGCCATGGTCAGACCGTCAAAGTCGATTTTGTTGGCAATAGCAGCAATAGCTGGCTTCAAAACGCGGTCGCTAAACATATCAAGCGAAAGCGCCAGGTCTTGTGTTGTGAATTGTGTGTCAACGTGGAATTGTGTTGACAGGGTCACAGGCACGGACGTTTCGTTGAAATCTTCAACGTTCAACGCTGGGCCAGTTGTACCGATAAAACGACCTGGACGACGAACGTTCAGAGTGTTACCGATTTTGGCGCCCACAACGGCAAACTGGTCGTCGTATTCGCGGTTAACTTCTGACGTAAATGTCAGTTCGTTTTCTAGGACCATCAACGCTTCGTTGGTGATCTTGCTGATGGTAAGTAAGTTATTAGACATTTGGGTTCCCTTGAGAAAAATTTAATTGTCAGCGAATTTTCTTTGAATTGCGGGCAGCTTTCCACTGTTGATAAGTTCCATGAAAATTCCCATCGGAATCCAGTCCCGCATCAACAGTATTCAGTGCACCGCGCAACGGCGAAATTGGCGCTGGCGCTCTTGACTTCCCAACAACAGCCCTTGCATCTGGGGCAGAAACCTTTGCATCACGCTCATAACGCGCTTCAATTTTTCCAATTTCACGAACGGCAGAAACAATCGACATATCACCCAGTTTTTTTGCAAACTCGGCATTTTCAGCCATGTAATACAAAATCTGCGGGCCATACTCTGATTCAATAATTGCATCGCGCACGGGGTCTGAAACCTTCACATCGCTGCTTTGCACCATGTCATCAAAGTCGGGAAGTTGTGACTTAGCCGCGTTCACTCGGTCTGCCCAGGCTTTAAACTTCACTTCCTGTTCAGCCGCTGCCTTGCGGTTTTGGTCTTGCTGATCCCGTTCTGCCAATTTCTTATCAGCGGTATGTTCTGCCAACGCTTTCGCGTATTCGTACATATCGCTGAATTGTTCCGGTCTAGGTTCCTCGCCTACTGCGTCCACCTCATTTGGTGGATTTACGCGGGCTTCCAGTTCCTTCAACCTGACTTCCAATGATTCCCTGGCTTCGCGCTCTCGCTTCGCTTCTTCGCGGGCTGCTTCGCGTTGCTTGGTTATCTCTGAAAATCGCCTTTCTAATTTCGGATTAGGTTTCTTTTCTTTCTGCTCGTCTGTTGCTGTCGCATCTTTCTCAGCATCATCTTGTTCACTTTGACTTGCCTCGTCCGGCTCGGCCGCGGCGCTATTTGCGTCTTCGCTGGCCGCCTCGGTGTCGGGGCGTGAATCAACTAAACCAAGTTTTTGGGCTGTGAATTCCGCTAAATTTTCGCTTGTGACGACATTTGCCGCCAGGCGTTCTTGTACTTCTGACATAGGTACCCCTACGAATTAACCCGATGAATACCCATCGGTAGGCTTTGGGCTATTTTCAACCCGAAACTATATTATGTCAATTACATCATGCCAGGTGGCATACCTTGCGGCATTCCTTGCTGCATCGGCTGCTCTGGCTGCATCGGTTGTTCTGGCTGCATCGGTTGCATTGGGGGCTGTGCCAACAGTTCCTGACCGGCTTGGATGAACGGGTTGTCTGTCTGGTTAACTTCACTTTCGGCAAACATATGCGCTTGCTGTTGTTCCATGGTGCGGCGCTGCACCTCGGCGGCCAGCATATTGGCTGGCAACCCGCCCAAGATTAATTTCACCATCGCATCCAGTTCGTTATTTGTCTGGTCCGACACAGCTTTTATGTTGGATTGATTAACTTTGGCTTCGTTGATTGTGTCGGTGTTATAGGCGCGTGAAATCACGTCCATCAATTTACGACGGTTCTGGCCTTCCTCGCGCAACGCTGCAACTTGGCCGCGGTTGTTAATCTCCAACTGCAACGCAATCATCTGTTGTTGCATATCTGCAACAGCTTTTTCGGCCTCAAGCAATTTCATTTGTATTTGCGGCGGCACATCTGACTTTTCGTCAATTTTCGACAACGGGTTCATGGCGGCCAGACGGTCGGCAATGATATCGGCGCCTGGGAAATCCATGTTGCGGAACAACAAATCGCCCGCGGCTTGGAATACTTGCGGCGCGGCCATCAACGGCATCATGGTTTCAACCGCTTGCTGACGCTTGCTGTTGTAGCCTGGTCCCGTTTCCATGACCACATCGTATAGGCCAACGGTAACGTTGTTCATCACTTCGCCGGTGGCTTGCAAGTCGTTAATGGTCACCATGTCTGGCTTACCATCAACGCCGATAATCCGCAAAACGCGCTGAGTATCGTAGATTTTAGGTATTAAATCCAGAATGATTTTGCCCGTTTGTTTAATGGAACGGGTCATATTGTCATAAAAATGGAAGTTTGACAGATCAACTTGTTGTTGTTGACCCTGCAATGCTTTGCCCGAAATGTTGCCCGCTATCTCTTGCGACGGGTCAAAAATGCCCAATACAGTTTTCAAATCGTTTGCAATAGCGTCGGCGGCCATCATAATACCGGCCGGTATCGGCTCAGGCTGAATGCGCGACGGCACCGGTGCGGGCTGGCCCTCAATGTCTTTCTGTTTGTAACGTAAAACAGGCGTTGACTTGATGTTAGCCATTGCCCATTCGGATTCGTGGCCCTCGTCCTGACCTTCAGCAATCAGCCACTTTGGCTTGGGTGCCAGGGCAATGCTCTCGGTCATGCTTGTTCGCCAGAAGTTGTACATCCGCTGGGGGTCTTTGGCAAATCGCACCAGGCCGTATTTCTTGCGCTTGCCTTCGACGACCACCTGAGCGCCATAACAAGGCACAATCGGAATATGTTTGCCTGGCCACTCGGCCGTTTCCAGCACTTCCATGGCGGTCAGTTTGTACCACATTACTTTGCGCTTATACGACGGCCGCGTATCCATAATCGTGATGTTGCTGGCGTCTAGCAATTCAGCCGATGGCAAATCATCCTCAAAAACTTTTGTTCCATCTGACAGCATTACCAAGTTAGCTTTGACACGCTCGACAATCCAGTATTCAGCAATGCGTATATCTTCCTTCGTGACCCACTCGGCGTCGGAATCACCAGTTGCGCGGGCGCTAAAATTTGCGCCATCATCCGCGCCAGGATACTGCTGGCGAAAATCATGCTTGGCCATCACGCTAGTAATCAGGCAGCGTTCAGCGTCTGAACCGTCGGGCAATACGCTGTTGGGGTCAAAGTAAACAGAGAATGGGTCATCGACCGGCTCAATGTAAATTTCTTGGTCGAAACTGTCTTCCGATACGTAATTGGTCGTAATGCGCCAATAACCCCAGCCCATCTTGACCGCGAATTCAAACGCCGTGTCGTAAGCTGTATCAGCGTTGGAATTGACTTCAATGTGCCTGGTCACGCCTTCAATCACTTGGGCGATTTTCATATCGCCTTCGTTGTTTACCGGGTGGACCTTGATGCGAGGGCGCTGCTGGCGCTGCTGGTTGGTGACTTGACGCACATAGGCATCAATTTTATTAATGGTCAGGCATGGTCTGGATTCTAGGTTGCGGCTGTTCTGAATCTCAACTGGCCACTGATCCCCCGCGGCAAACTTTAAGTCGCCCAGGGCTTCGGCTCTGTTTTGCGAATCCGCTTCGCCGACCAAGCGTAAAAATTTAATCGCTTCGCCGATGCGTCCATTTTCGTCTATATCTTGCCTTGCCATATTTATTCCTTTTAGCCCATCCAGCCGCCAGACGGTCCAATAACTTGTCTTTTCTTGGACTTTGCCGGTTCCTTAATCATCAATGCAATGTACCTAAACGCATCGGCACCGTGAGAATATCTGTCGTGTAACGGCGCCTTACTAAACTGTCCAGTTTCTGGGTCAACGTCATAACGGTAATGTCGTAAACAGTTTAATCCATCAAAGCAATTCTCGCGATCAAAATAACAATTTGGAAAAATAGTTCTAGCAGCGTTAATAGAATCAACCACCGGCACACGGTCCAAAACACGGGTTTTATAACCAGCGCTTCTGACAATATCCTCAATTGAACGGCCAGCTGCTGCAAGCGTTTTGTTCTGGGCATCGTGCGGCAGCCATATCGTATCGTAGACATAACCGAATGTTTGCAGCTGTGCTAAGTAACTTGTCATCGTGCGCTGGCTGTCTTCAAAGTAACGAATAAGCCTCGTTTCCATGCCCACAAACTGCACAAACCACCAGGCCGTCGCATCTGCCCAGCCTAGGTCACAAATAGCGTGGACTGGCTTGGTTGCGTCGTATGGCACCTTGGTTAGGCGTTCCTCGGCTTCGGCCCGTTGCATTTCGTTGGCAAATATAGCCCCGTCAATGGTTTGGCGGCACAATCCTTCCCAGACCTGTTTATACGCTTCAGGGTCCCGCGCTTTGAGCGCTTCCATCTCTAAATTGAGCGTTTCGGGAAACCATGGGTTGTCGTAAAAGTTAATTTTGATGCTGATGCAATCCCGCGGCGGCCGGATCACAAACCGCTGGTATGTTTCATCTGTTTCTAGTTCTGGGTTAAAACTTACCCAAATCTCGGACCCTTGCTTACGAATGGTCGGGATTAAAATATTCCACGAAAACCGGCTGACAGATTGCGCTTCCTCGACC